GAGTTAGCAAGTCGTTTTTTAGCGAGAAAAAATTTATTAGATGATTTGAAAATAAAGTTGGATATGTTATATAAAAGTTAGTTTTTTTAATATGAAGAACAAATGGTCTAGATTAATTATCCTATCTTATCTTTGCGATGAGCTAATTTAGCAGTGAAATTAAATATATGGAATGCGCCGTTAAGCTTAGAGCTTGGCGGTTTTTTTAATGCCATAGATAACATAGCAACGCAGCATCAGCAGGTCGAGCTGGTGCTTTTTTAATGTCAAAATGAGGCGGTGGTGGTTATGTGAAACAGGAAGAAGCTTATAACGATTATTGTAATGGCATGAAGTACAAAGATATTGCAGTTAAATATGGGGTGTCATTGAGCACAATTAAATCTTGGAAAATTAGAAACAAATGGGTGCGTACAAAAATAAAAAGTACGCACCCAAAAAGTATGCACCAAAAGATGTTTAAGTCAGTAGATTGTAATGAAGGGTTGACAGAGAAACAGCGGCTATTTTGTTTGTTCTATGCGACTTCCAACAACGCAACTCAAAGCTATATAAAGGCATATGATTCGGACAAAGTTACGGCTATGGTTAATGGCTGTAAGATGCTAAGAATTACTAAGGTTGCAGATGAGATTAAACGGCTGCGGGACATCATGAGGCAGGACTTATCAGTTGACGTATCAGACATGGTCAGGTACTGCCTTAAGGTAGTGGGTGCTGACATTGGCGACTATGTTAAATTCGGTAGGCAAGAAGTACCACTAGTTATTGACGGCCATTCTGTCTACGATAAGAATACAGGCAAGCAGGTTATGGAGACAATCAACTATGTTGAGCTTAACGATAGTTGTACAAACGATACCGGCGTTATAGATGAGGTGCGGCAGGGTAGGGCAGGCATCAGTATAAAGCTTGCCGATAAGAAGTGGGCATGGGATAAGTTGGCCAAGCTGTTAGGGTTTTACCCGGAAGACAAGCATAAAGATAACTATGATCAAAAAATGTTGGAGCTTAAAGAACGGTTAGTAAAAGTTAAGGAGTTTTAATATGGCAGGTAAATGGGCACAGGCATTCTATACATCTAAAGCATGGCAGGATTTACGTACGGCACTTATTGCTAAGCGTGGACCCACGTGTCAGAGATGCGGTACAAACTATATGTTTGATACTTCACAACTCATAGGGCATCACATCAAAGAACTTACGCCGGAGACTGTTAACGACCCAAACATTGCGCTTAATCCGGACAACATAGAACTGATATGTACTCATTGCCACAACGAGGTGCATGAACGTTTTGGTTCGCATATTCAGCATGTCTACATTATCTACGGCAGTCCGTGCAGTGGTAAGACAACGTTAGTTAATCAGCTGCATGTACGTGGTGACCTGATACTTGATTTTGATAAAATCTATGCCGCAATAAGCGGATGCGAGCTTTATGATAAGCCTCAGCGTATAAAGCTTAATGCGTTCAGGATACGTGATTTGATTTTGGACCAGGTGCGCACACGGTATGGCCACTGGCATGATGCCTATATCATTGGCGGCTATCCGCACAAGGGCGAAAGGGAGCAGTTAGCAGAGCGGTTAAGGGCGGAGCTTCTGTACTGTCAGGCAACAAAGGAAGAGTGCATGGCAAGGGCAGGGCAACGAGGAGTTTATGCCGGTAAGTGGCAAGATTATATTAAAGATTGGTGGTTTGAATATGAAGCATAAATTGTATGCGGAGTCCTATTATATCCCCCCCAGTCATGATAAAAGAATATCAAAAAGATATTACCGGGCGGGTTACACAAATTCGTTACATACCAAAAATTTGACTTTTTTATAAAACCGAAGCGATAACAGGGAAACCCAGGTGAGAACAATGGACATTGACCAAGAATATACAAGAATAAAGGCTCTTTTTGCCGGAGCTGATGAAAAGCAGTTGGCATTGCTGGATGGTGAAATCATGGAGGCAGCAAGACTTAGGATTGAGCTTGACGATATGCATAAGGTTGTAAGCAAGTCAGGGCTTATAAAGATAAATCCTGATAACCCACAGCGGCAAAAAGAACTTCCTATCTGCCGATTGCTGCCCAAAGTCAGAGCGAATTACACAAACATCATTTTTAAGCTGTCTAAAGCATTGGGAGTTAACGTTGATGAGGAGGATTTAGGAATGGGCGAGTATGAATGAGTTATATACAAGAATATTGGGACAAAATACAATCAGGTGAAATCACCACAGGGTATTTTGTTAAGCTACAGTTACAAAAGCTTATTAATGAGCTGAATGACGATGCCATTAAGAAAGATTTTACAGCTGCCAATAAGAGGATAAAATTCATAGAGTGTGAATGTAGACATGCGCAGGCACCATTCGCAGGAAAGCCGTTCAAGCTGGAGCTGTTTCAAAAAGCAATAATCGAAGCGATTTATGCCTTTCAAATTTGGAATGAGGAACTAAAGCGTTATGTAAGAAAATATCAGAGGGTATTACTTTTAATCGGGAGGAAAAACGGAAAAGCATTAGCGCTTGATACGCCTATAAAGACTTCCAAAGGGTATAAGTTAATGGCAGATATAACCGTTGGAGATTTAGTCGTTGCACCAGACGGCAGATATACGCCGGTTATAGCGGTAACACCCATACAATATAATAGGCCTTGTTATGAACTCACGTTCAGCGATGGTTCAAGAATTGTTGCGGACAAAGAGCATGAATGGCGTGTAACCATAAACGGGAGAACGTCAATTAAGACAAGTGACTATATTGCCCACACTCGAAAAAGATACTACGTTGACAACAGATATATTGCGTCCTGTCGTAAAATCGCCAGCGTGCCGGTTAAGTGCATACAGGTAACAGGCGGTATGTATTTGTGTGGCCAGACGCTCATACCAACACATAACAGCCCCCTCATATCAGCATTAAGCCTTGCTGAATGGGTATGTGGCGAGATGGGAACCAATATACTGTTTGGCTCTAACGATTATGACCAAGCAGGCATATTGTTTGATGCTACGAACGCCATGCGGGAAGAATCTCCTAAGTTGATACGCTGTACCAGAAAGAATTTACAGGGTATCTTTTGGGGGAATAAAAAGCAACGCATTAAACGCGGTAAGTTTTCACCACAGAACAAGGGCTCTATTAAAAAATTGTCAGCAAGGACAGGAGCTAAAGAAGGCAAGAATATAAAAGTCGGGGCTGTGGATGAAGTGCATGAGATGAAAGACAACTCATTGGTTATGCCTATACGGCAGGCGCTTTCAACCCAGGATGAACCACTTTATATTGAGATTACTACTGAAGGGTTTACTGAAGACGGATATTTAGATGAAGAGCTTCAGGAAGCGCATCAGGTATTAGCGGGTGAAGCAGAAAATGAGCACTGGCTTATATTTTTATATCAGCAGGACAATGAGGAAGAAGTCTGGCAGGATGAAAAAGCCTGGTATAAATCCAATCCGGGGCTTGGGGTAATTAAGAAATGGTCCTTTCTCCGGCAGATGGTTAACGAAGCTAAAACGAGCCGTGCGACACGGCGTTTTGTACTGGCAAAGGATTTCAACATCAGGCAAAGCACTAATACCGCATGGCTGGATTTGGCCACTATAGATAACAAGGCTGTTTTCGATATTAAAGAATTGCAAGGGCAGTACTTTATCGGCAGTTTGGATTTTGCGGAGACTACAGACCTTTGCAGTGCTAAGGCACTGTTTGTAGATCCTGAAACTAGGAGGATGAAAACCTTATCTATGTACTTTATTCCGGAGACCAAAGCTGATGCTGTTCTAAACGATGAGAACAAGCTTAATCCGGAAAAGAAGGACTACCGCACATGGGAGCGACAGGGATTTGTTACAATCTGTCCCGGCAGTGAGATTGATGCACAGGCTCCGGCAGATTGGTTTATGTCCTTGTTTGACCAAGGCATGATACCTTTTAAGATTGGGTATGATAACTGGCACAGCAAAGATTTCAGGAAAATAATAGGTGACTATTTTGGGGAAAGCGTTCTGGAACGCATCGGTATGGATTTCTTAGACCTGTCCGGTCCGATGCGACTACTGGAAACCCAGTTGCAAACGAAGCAGCTTAACTATAACAATAATCCGGTTGACCGCTGGTGTCTTGCTAACACAAGCTGCAAGCTTAACAATATTGGGCAGATTATGCCGGTAAAAAAATATGGACAGAGTAAGAACCGTATTGACGGTACTCTGGGATTTATCATCGGGCTTGCGACTTTCAGTCGTTTTAAGTCCGATTATTTTATGCTGCAAAGGAAGTGAGGCAATTTGATTTTCAGTTATTTGCAAAATTTATTCAAAAACAAACTTGAAAAACAGATTTGGTCAGTGCTTAACGATGGCCGTGCTTTTTTCTCAAGTTTTGGAAATGATGTTTACCTAAGTGATCAGGTTAATAACTGCATCAACCGTATTGCCGAGGAAATAGGGAAGGTGGATATTGTCTCCGTAGTTACTAAACCCGGCAGCGTCATAGCCCAGAATGATGAGATTACGCGGTTGTTCAAATTTAAGCCTAACCCAATACAAACGACCAAAGATTTTTTGGAAAGCTGTGAGTGGCTAAGGCGCAAGGATATGAACTGCTTTATCTATCCCCAGTATGACATTATCTATGATGCCAATAAGAATCCCATAAGGTATTACACGGCGTTTTGGCCGCTAAACCCTACAGAGATTGAGTTAGGCCTTGATGATTCAGGGGAGATATGGGAAATAAAATTTTATTTTAAGGATGGCATAACTACGGTATTGCCTTACAGCGATATAGTGCATCTGCGCTGGCGGCGTGGTAAAAACCTTCTTGTTGGTGGCGGTAATGACTATGGAATGACGGATACCAAAGACCTTTTAAGGGCTGTACAGACTCTGGACACCACTATGCAGGTATTACCTAAGGCACTGGAGAGCAGCTTGCAGATTAAAGGTATTTATCATGCTAAAACAGTGTCTGAGGGAAAGCTTATGGACAAAACAAGAGAGGATCTTGAGAAACACATTAAAACATCTTCACTAGGCATCACGGCTGTTGACCTAGCCGGTGAATTCACGCCTATAAACATAACGCCGCCACAATTAGATGCCGAGGTTATGAAGTCCATAAAATCAATTATATGGCAGCGTTACGGCATAAGTGAAGCCTTGCTTTCAGGAGATTATACCGCAGAGCAACATGGAGCTTTTTACCAGAGCTGTATTGAAAGCTTCATAGGAGAATTTGAGCAGGCCATGACGGCCTGTATCTTTACCCAGCGTGAACAGGACGTAGGACACAGGGTGAAATGTTATTACAGCAAAGTTGCTTATATGACTAACGCCCAAAAAACAGAGTTAGCCCAGGTGGCTGTCAGTACCGGTCTTATGACTCTTAACCAGGTAGCCGACATGTTTGGGTTTGAGCCGTTTGAAGGCGGCGATAGAAGGCTGCAGAGCCTCAACTATGTAAATACGAATATCGTTGATAATTATCAGCTTAATATGGCTCGGAAAGGAAATACCGAGCCGGCTAAAGGAACTGCAAAAGGAGGTAATAGTAATGAATGAAAAAACAAGCAGGGACAAGATTATAACAAGATGTTTCAAAGTGCCTGACTTTAAGGCCTTAGAAAAAAGAGATGCGGGAGAGGGAACAGCCCCTGATGACGGTATTAGGAGACTGGAAGGACATGCGGCTGTTTTTGATTCCATGGTTAATATAGCCAATTGGTTTAACGAGATTATCGCCAGAGGGGCGTTTGAGGGTTGTGATTTTACTGATGTACTGCTTTTTGTGAATCATGATGCCAGTAAAATACCCTTGGCCAGAAGCCGCAGAAATAACAGCAACAGTACCATGCAGTTGTCAGTTGATGACATAGGGCTGTTCATGGGGGCAAATATTGATTATGCCAATAATTCCGATGCCCATAATCTGTACTCGGCGGTATCTCGCGGTGACATAAGCGGGATGAGCTTTTGCTTCCAAGTTGCGGAAGATAATTGGGATGGGCTTGATACAGATATGCCCACAAGAACTATTGTAAAGATAGCTAAGGTCTTTGAGGTCAGCGCTGTGAATGAACCGGCATATGACCTTACAGATATAAACGCCAGGGACAAAGCGGCGTTGGATAACGCCAAACACATGCTGGAGAGCGTGCGGTCCCAGGAGCTGGAGAGCGCCAGGGCTGTTGAAGTATTGCATTTGAAAAATGAGATTTTAGGTAAAATTTAAAAATTGGAGGAGAAGGAAATGAACAAAGACAAACTTTTAGCATTAATAAAATCCAAAGAAGAGGCTCGTAACGCACTTGTTACAAAAAGTAACGGATGCAAAGAAGTTGAGGAATTAAGGAGCATAAACGCCCAGGTTCAGGCCTTGAATAGCGATATCACCGAGTTTCGCAGCATGCTTTCTGATATTGAAGCGGCAGAAAAAAATACCGATGATACTAAGGCTGAGGAAGAGGATCGCACCGCTGCCGCCAAAACTGAAACAGAAAAACGTTCTAAGGGAGAAGTAGAAAAACGCATCCAATGGACACCGGGAATGGGCTTTGTTCCATTAGGCGGTGCAGATGATGAGCGTTCAGCCAAGAATCATGAAATCATGGAGCAACGTGGTAAAGATTTGCGCGAAGGTCGCAGCATAACCGTAGCTTCTAGCGGCATAGTGCTTCCCAATCAGGCAAGCACTAATATCAATGCGCCTTTTCAACAGGTATCCAGCCTTATTGACGGCGTAAATGTGTTGCCATTGCAAGGCGGCGAAAGCTATGCACAGCCTTATGAAAAAGCGGTAGCAGATGCTACTACTGTAGCCGAGGACGGCACGCCCGATGATACCGACACTACATTCGATAAGGCAAACATCGCTAAAGCTAAATTAGTCGCCTACAGTGAAATTACCGAGGAAGTAATGAAGCTGCCTAGCGCAAATTATGCGGATGTGGTATTGCAAAATATTACCGTATCTTTGCGTAAGAAGATTGCTAAGGAAATCATGGTGGGTACCGGTGCCACTAACCACATGGTTGGTATTTTCTCAAGCCTTGCAGAAGCAATTGTTCCAAGTACGGATATTAGTTTGGCAGCAATTGATAACACTACTTTGAATAAAATAGTCTTTGGGTATGGCGGAGATGAAGCTGTTGAAGGGCAATCGGTGCTTATCCTGAACAAAAAGGATTTGGCGGCATTTGCGGCATTACGCACCACTGACGGCAAGCCTTTCCATACTATTGTTACCCGTGGCGGCTATGGTACTATTGACGGCTATCCGTTCATTATTAATAGTGCCTGCAGTGCATTAACAGATTCTGCTACCGCAAGCGCAGCATACTGCATGGCTTACGGCAATTTGAAAAATTATCAACTGACGATTTTCTCTGACATTGACGTTAAGCGTTCTACGGATTACAAGTTCAAGGAAGGCATGATTGCCAACCGTGGGGTTGTTTTCGCCGGCGGTAACGTTGTAAGTTATAACGGTTTCTTACGCGTAAAAAAATCATAACGGCAGTAAGTCCTGAGACAGCCACGGTCAGTATTGCCGCTGCAACTGATCTGGTATTTACTGCCTTGCATGCAACAGGAGCAAACTTGAGTAGTCTCAAGAACTCTAACGCGGAAGTCAATAGCAGCAATTACACTTACAGTAATGGGAAACTGACTTTATTGTCAGCTTATCTTGCGGCGATGACGGCCGGAGATAAGACTTTTACGGTTACTATGAGTGATGGTACGACTGCTACCTTCACCGTTAAAGTTACCGCATAAATAACTATATAAATCAAAGGGACGGCTTTTATGTCGTCCCTTAATATTTAAGAGGTGGATTATGGCAGCGAATATTACTCTTGAATCTGATGAGCTGAAACGGCTTGCCAGGATAGATGATGACGATATGCTGTTAAACGCCAAGGCTTACCAGGGAGCGGCTGAACAGTTCCTTGTTAATTCAGGCTGCATGGTAGATTATGACAACGCCTTGTTTAAATCGCTCGTTATAGCCATCGTGGTAAGGATGCTTGACCAGCCCGATTTAGTCATGGGAACAAGTAACAGTGACTTATCGTTTTCCTTGGTTTCTATGGTGGCGCAGCTAAGGCTTCAGCAGCAAGCAGAAAGCAGTGGTTAATATGGGAAAGCAAATAACGGCAGGCGAACTTAACAGGCATGTAACCCTTATAAAGTACCCGGAAACACCTGACGGACGTGGTGGACGTGCAAGAACTCCTGTAACGGTAGCAACAATCTGGGCAAAATTTCTTGTACCGCGGTTTGCGGAAGGAGTTACCCAAGGAGGCCTATCGCTACTTATAACGCAGGGCGTTGAAATAAGGAAACGTACTGACGTAGAGAGGGGTTGGCGTGTTACGGAAGGGACGCATACTTATGACGTTATTCACGTAGACCAAAGCAACAATTACAAGACGGTACTAACGCTGAAGGAGGTCATTCACTGATGAAAGCTTTTGTGGTGAGTACGAAAATCCCGAACGTGCAGGATGCTATAGGCAGGATTGGCGCTTTTAGCGGCAGGGCAAGGCTTAGGGTGGAGAAGGCAGTAAATGATTCCACACTTAATATTAAGCAGGGAGCCATAGAACGAGTAAGGGTGCGTAAAGGCAATTTGCGTAAATCTATAAAGTCAAAATTTAGGGCAAGCGGCCCCAGTGGTTTGGTTTACAGCAACCGTCCAACGGCGCACCTCATAGAGTTAGGCGTTAAGCCCCATAAAATCAGCGTAAAAGAGAAAAAGGCTCTAATAATTAACGGCGATTTTGTCCGTAAAGGAGTTTCTCATCCAGGTTTTGCCGCTAAGCCATTTCTAAGGCCTGCCTATGAGAATGAAAAACCTAGGTTTATAAGAAATGTGGAGGAGGCGGTGAAAGCGGATGATTAAGCGCAGGATTCCCCTTGATGGCTTGCAAAAAGCCCTATATGAGCTGCTTTCAATTAAGCAGTCAACGGCTGTTTATGATGATGTGCCGGAAGACGCGTCTTTTCCGTGCATAACATTTGGTTCATTTACTGCCAAACAAAACGGCAGCAAGGACACGGATATTAATGATGTGACCTTGCAGATTGACATATGGTCAGAGTATCAGGGTAAGGCTGAGATTAATGGAATCGTCAATGATGTCTGCATGGTTTTAAGCAATTGTTATCTTGACCTTTCGGCCAGTAATTTTAAAACACTACGACAAAGTTGTGATTTCGTGGAAGTATTCCCCGAAGATAGCGGAGGCTATCATGGCGTTATTACCTTTAACGCCAAAATTCAAACAATAGGAGGTTGGTAAAAATGAGTTATAGTGACATCCCGGAAAATCCCAACGGCAATGCAATAGCCTTGGGCAAAGACATTTTATACAGTATTAACATAGGCACGGCAGCAGTGCCTGTATGGCTGTTAGTAGGCGGACAGACTAAGAGCACTTTAAACAGAAGCGCAGATTCTATCAGTGCGGACGACAAGACATCAGGTGGGTGGAAGGTAACATTGCCAGGACTTAAATCTTGGAGTTTAGACCTTGAAGGTTTAATCCTTATGAATAACGATGCCTTGGGTTATTTGGAATATTCATTTCAGAATGGCAAAGAATTAAATATTAAGACGGAGTATTCCGATGGTTCCTACCAGACCGGTTGGGGGAGCCTGACAGATTTCAAGTTTGAGGCACCAAAAGATGACGTTGCTACATTAAGCGGAACTATTTCAGGAGATGGGGCATTAAGTGCCCGTACTCCTATAGTTAGTCCCACTACGGCAACCTTGAGCCTGGGCAAGGCAGCAGATAAGACGTTTACGTTTACTCCGGATACGACAACTATTACCAGTGTTTTAAATGGTAGTACTACTCTAACCAGTGGCACGAATTACAGTTATGCCTCCGGCATTTTAACCTTGAAGTCGACTTATTTAAGCACTTTGACTGCGGGTACGTACATATTTACCGTAAATACAGGAACAGGTGCAACCATTACGGTTACGGTTACCATTACGGCATAAGTTAGTTAGGCAGGCAGAATAAAAACTGCCTGCCTTTAATATTATTTATAGGAGGAGCAGAAAATGCTTAACAAAATACCTTTTACTTTGTTTGGGAATGATGATGAGATTTATTTTAACAACGCAAGGATTATGCAGCTGGAAAAGGCTATGGATAAAAGCGTTATTACATTGATTAAGGAACCTTTATCACTGTCTTTTGTGATGATAGGTTTGCAGATTGGACTAATGCACACATACAAACCAAGTAAGGTTGCGGAACATATTAA